AGTGCAATGACACCAATCAACACCTAAAGACCCCGTACAGAGTCTTCTAGACCCCTCTTATGAAGCGTTTAGCCTTATTTAATCGCTTCATTCTTTATCCCACATTGCTTTACACACATTAGGCAAAAATTGATACAGAATATCTTGTACCTGTGCCGCTATTTGTGAGTGTTCTTTTTGAGTACCATTACTTGTCCTTAGATCACAATAATGCAACCAAGACCGGATTGTACCATTCATGTACAGCTTAGTCGGAGCTGCCATAGGTAACACTTCTCTAGCACATTCCTTAGCTACCCCAGCATCAATCAACTCTTTATATAATCCATAACAATCAGAATACAGAGAACCAATCCTAAACTGAAAGTTCTTTTTTAATACATCATCAAGATCATCAATACTGTTTTGTCTATTTTTCTGATCTTGTCTCCGTAGCTCTGGTATGCCGGCTTGTTTCTCTACTTTGGCATACCGTTGACTAAACTCTTGAAAGCTAAAACTACGATGCCTAAGAATTTGTGCAGCAATACTCCTTGTAGTCTCAATAGACACACACATATTCACCATTTCAAATGGAGACCAGTGTTGATGGTCTATAAGATACTTAATCAAACGAGCACTAGTCTCAGTGTTGTTTTGATTAGAAGGATTAGAGACCCTTGCCATGTAAGCAATGAGGTCTTCTGCATCAGGAGTGATGTGTACAAGAGTAGCGGTATGAGTCATAAATGGTGGTGGTAGTTAATTTCTTAATAACTGTCATTCATTGAATTACTTAATACTGATGCATACAGTAGTATAAGTAGTGACAGGATTCAGAAGGATGGAGAGAATCAGTACTCACAGGATTCAGATAGTAGAGTAGATGAATGAACTAAGAGGGAGATCTTTGTCTTTTGTTCCCTCACTGTTCATTAGGAAAAGGGAAAGATTGTCTCGTTAGAGACGTGTCTTTCCCTCCTACAGGAGTCGGGTCCACCCTTCCCTTCCCCTGTATACGGGTGTTATCAGGCTTAAACCCAGGTAGGGACTGACTTTTTACCTTCAAGCATTCTTGCTTGTCTACGTTGTTCTAAATTAAAGCCAAATGCCATATGATTAGCTGCTGATTGAGGGTCATCTAACCAAGCTTCTTGAAGATCATTCCAGTCTTCTTGTCTACGTTGTTTGATTGTCTCATGAGCGCTAATTGCTAGTGCATCTGTAAAGTATTTAACACCCTGTGCTAGGCAGTCTAGTCTGTCGTCGTGTTTAACGGCACCTTTTTCACGACACATCCTACTCATCTGGTAGAAGAGCATATAAAGAAGTCGTGTTTCTGGTGCTGCATCTTTATTGGAGTTAAAGTCCCATTCAATAACAGCTCTATTGACGATTAACTTATGTTGATTAAAGACTGGTTCAAGTGTATCAATGATTCGGTCTTCCTTTCGGACATTAGCACGAACTTCTTCAATGTCAATAGCTTGCTTTGTTTGTTGAAGGTGTTTACGGAAGAGTTCTGCTACAATACCATCACCAAAGTTAGTCTCAATAAGGAGTTTAGTTACATTGAACTTTTTACAACCTCTAAGGATGTCTAACAATGTAGCGTCGCTGTAACCATCATTATAAGCACGTACTTCATGAAGGTAGATAAAACCATTACGTTGGCTAAGGAAACAAGCTGCTGTTTCATCAGTGCCTCTACCTGATGGGTCTACTGAGCAGATAGTTTCGGTGTATGGTAACCAATCACCTTGCAAGATCTGTGGTGAGTAGAAGTAATCACCAGGTAGACCAACTGTTGGGAGGTCTTTAATAACGTTAGATGGATCTGAACACCAGACAACAGCATCAGGACATTCCTTAGGGTTAACTGCTGTGACAATCAGGTCTGCCATCTTAAGTGGAAACTTCTCAGCGTCACTAAGACTGGTATCTAGCATGAACTGTAGCATGAAGTTGCTACGACCCATTGATGCTTCACGTTCTACTAGATCATCATTAGAGAAACGATCAGGGTCTGTTACATCCCATGGTTCAATACCTGATTCTATGTCTTCTTGTATTTGAGGAGCTAGAAGACCTTCATAGTTAGATAGTTTACGAGGGTAACGTGCTGGCCAAACAAAGGGTTTATAGTTACGTTCTGCTAGCTTTCGGTAGATGGTGAAGGTAGTTTGGGGTGTCCCTAGGTACATAATGCGGGAGTCCTTCTTTGGTGTCAGGATGGATTCCGCTTCTGTACAGAGTTGAAGGAGTTTCTCTCGCATCATCTCTGTGAGGCTATTACCTGGAACCTCAACGTCATCAAGCACCAAAAGATCAGCGCGGCTACCAGTCAACTGGCCAGTCACACCAACGGATTTAACAGAAGGTGCTTGGTGAGGAGCACAGTTAATGTCAAAACTAATACGAGACCAACGTGCAGTATCTGTTTTAGGCTGCATATGACGCAACCATGGTGTCTCCACGATAAGTTTTTGACAAAAGATACTAAAGTTATCGGCGCGTTCTTTACTAGCACTGATAACCATAATCTTTTTGTCGTTGTCTTTAAACAATGTCCAAAGAACAAACGCTGCTGTAATCCACGACTTTCCGACCCCACGAAATGCTTGCACCATCAGTCGTTTTGGTCCATACTGAAGGTAATCAGCAATGGCATACTGTGCTCGTGTTGGTGATGGTAGATCTAGCTGAGCCCAGATAGCTTGAAGAAAGTACTTAAAATCTTGCTGCAATAAAGTCAGCGAGTTTTGTTGCGATTGTGAAAAGTTCTTCTGGCGTGGCATTAGATTTAATAGTGTTGGCTTTATAAGAAATGACCCAAACGTTACCTTTAATGTAGCCTTTGGATGAATCAATTCGGTCTAGTGTTGGGGAATTAGGACATACACCCCCTTGACCAGCAAATAATGGAATCCCTAATAGCGGGCATTTATCAGGAATTTGAATATCTTCAATTGTAATAGTATGCTCGAACCCTTTCCTTTTGGCTCGGCTTTTACTACGATCTAACATGTAAGCTTCAGGTGTATTACCTCTACCGTGTGTAATTAAATTAGCACCACGTAAACATCCACACGATTTTTGCCCAGATTTAACAGCATCATCTCGTATCTCTTTAATTATTCCACACGAGCATTGATATAAAGAATATCGTGGCCTAGAAGACTCTCTGAGCCGTGTTAATTTAGTCATAGGTTCTTCATATTTAAAAGTAAGTTAAAGCCCGCTGCAGACGATTCTGAGCGGGCTGGTGAGTAATTAATTAAAGTACGGAATCCTACCTAACCTAACTTGACCACCAATAAACTTTAATTCATTAGTAATCGAAGCACCAACAGGATTAAGAAGACGTTCAATCTGTTGGATATTCTTAACTACAGTAGGTGTAGCTTCCATAACTTTTTCTACTGCTCCAGATTGTACTGCAGCAGCTCCTGCCCCACTAATTGCAGATGCAGCACCTAGAATAGGGGAAGCTGGTGTAGGAACCATAGCAGCAATACCAGTAGCCCCAGATAGTGCTTGAAGACCACTACCAAATTGTTGCATTGGTGTCTGTTCTTCATTCATGTACCCTTGAACACCAGCTTGCACATCACCTACATCGAAGATAGACCCAACAACAGGTAATGCACCAAGTGCTGCGCCTAATCGAACACCACCACCACTAAATTTAAACTTTTGTCCAACAGCTTCAGCCATTTCACTTTGCTGAAGAGCTGCTCGAACATCACGAGTAGTTTTAGGTGCTTCTTGAGTAGCAATATCTTTAAGGATAATGTCAACTCGACGTTGATCTGTAGGTAATGGTAATTGATTAAAGTCAGCAAAAAGGGCACCTTGTTTAGTTAAAGGTACCCCTGCTTCTCTAGCTGCTGGTATAGATGCAAGATAGTCAGATTTAGCGAGGTTTTCCTCACTACCCATCATTACAATGTTACGATAATGCTCTACTCCTCCACGCATAGGAGAACGTGTAGGAAGCAAATGCTCATAATGCTGAGTAGCGCTTTTTTGACCTTTTAGTTCTTTAAGACGTGCTTCGTTTTCTTCAAATAGTTGATTAGCTTGTTCGATTGGGTAGCCATTTCGTTTAGCATAATCAACATAATCGTTACGTGTTAAGGTCTGTTCATTTGTAGCAGCACGTCTTGCTTCAGAACCACGAGTTTCCTTTCTAACACGAACATTCTTTTTTCTAAGAATACCATTTTGAAAGTTAAAACCCCATTCGTCAGGATCTAAATCAGATGGAAAACCCCAATCTCTGATCATTTCTTTGACGCTATATTTATTTTTAATGTACTCAGCTTCAGCTTTTTGCTTCCACTTCTCCCAAGGTAAACGTTTACGAGGAGCCATTACTGTATATGTTGTAAAATAAGACGTTCCCTATGGGTAATCCCAAAGGTTTCCCTCATCCATGACAACCAATTTCTACTTCCTTTGGCCTGATTACATTTCCAACAACTGGGAACAAGGTTTGATGTAAGGTCTTCCCCACCAAAACAGCGAGGACGAACGTGATCCAATGTAAGTTCATGTAGTTCATAGTGATTTCCACAGTAGACACACTGACAATTAAAATGTTCCTTAATGGCGCGTCTCCAAAGACGCTTAGCTTCGGGACTTGTCATCGTTATTAAGTTGTGGAGGTAGTGATCAGGGGACGGAAGTAGCGGTGTCATTTCCGAGATCTGTTTCTAGCTCGATTCTTTGAGGCTTTTTCAAGGAATGTTGAACCATCTTTTTTGTGTGATACATCCATGCCATCTCCGTTACCGTAGGTGCCACGTTTTCTGTTCTCACGATTAAGTTCAACACGTTTTTGAATTTGTAGGGATTGACGGTTATAGCGTGCTTGTTGCTTAAGACGCTTTTTGTTAGCCTCTGGATTCTCTTTATAGTATTTAGAGGTACGACTTGCCATAAAGCCTCTTTTGTACGAGTTCAGGGTCTACCTTAGGTAGTACATTAGCAAGTTTATCAAGGGGATTACCATCGTAAGCAACCCCACTGATATCATTTTTAGCAAGCCAATCGCAGGCA